GTTCCACACCGCAGTAAAGGCATTTGATACCGTAGCCTTGATGGTATTTACCACGCTGGATATGGTGCTTGAAATCGCATTCCATACGGTCGTTACAGTAGACCGGATACCGTTCACTGCCGTGGTTACCACCGATTTGATGGCATTCCATACCGTAGTGATGACGGATTTGATGGCATTCATCACCGTGCTGACCGCCGTGGAAATGGCGTTCCATACGGTCGTCACCGCAGACTGGATTGCCGTCAGGATCGGCGTCAGGAAGGCAACAATCGCATTCCACACGGTTGTGATGATGTTCTGGATAGTGGTCACGGCGGTTGAAATCGCTGTGCTGATTGCTGTCCATACCGTAGTAAAGAAATCCCGGATGCCCTCCAGAACCGGCGTGATAAAGGCAACGATGGCGTTCCAGATATTCATTATCGTGGTCTGGATTGCCGTCAGCGCCCGCTCTATCAAAATCTGAATCGCCTGCCAGATGGTTTCAAACAGGTATTGGAACGCAGTCAGCAGCGGCTCGATGGTCGTGTAGATGCCGTTCCACACGGTTGTGATGACCGTCCAGATGGTATTCAGCACCGTGGAGATCACGGTATAAATGGCATTCCAGACCGTTGTCACTACGGTCTGTATCGCAGTTACCACCGTGGAAACCGCTGTATAGATGGCGTTCCAAACCGTGGAAAATACAGTCTGTATGCCGCCAAGCACTGTGGTAAAGAATCCGCTGATTGCCGTCCACACCGTGGTTGCCACGCTCTGGATGCCGGAAAGGATGCCGCTAAAAAAGCTGCTGATTCCGTTCCACACGCCTTCAAAAAAGGACTTGATTCCCGTCCAGACTTCTTCCCAGCTTGTTCCGAACCACCCAAGCACCGTGTCCACAAGCCCAGTGATCAGGTTCAGCGCCGCAGAGAGGATGCCCGTGATGCCGTCCCAGATGCCGCCGAATATCTCCTTGATACCCGTCCAGCACTGCTCCCAATTTCCCGTAAACAGCCCGATAAATACATCTAAAAGCCCCGTAATAACATCCAGCACCGTGCCAAGCACTGTGGAGATCACGGAAAACGCCGCCTCAAACACGGGAGCCAGCAGGCTGCAGAAGCCATCCCAGATAGCTTTCAGCACATCCACAATGCTTTCAAAGTCAAATCCCAGGGCATTCAGCCGCTCGGTAATGCCCGCACAGAACTCCTGCACTTTGGACACAATGCCGTCCCAAATGGCTGTGATGGCTTCCCGGAATTCCTCATTGGTATCCCACAGGTGCTTAAACGCTGCCACCAGCGTGGCAATGACCGCCACTACCGCAAGCACGGGACCGGCTACGGCAGCAATAGCGCTGCCCATGCTGGTAATGCTCCCCGTGCCTCCTGCTACCTTCACGCCAAGCTGTGCGATGCCTTTTGCCAGACTGGAAAAGCCCGTCATGGCGGAACCCACCGTGGAGGTCAGCTTCCCGATAATGACAAGCATGGGGCCGAGGGCCGCCACCACAGCCGCCACCTTCACAACCGTTACTTTCTGTGCGTCCGACAGGTTGTTCAGCCAGTCCACAAAGGACTGTACCTTTGCCACGATATTTTTGATGACCGGAAGCAGTATCTCACCGATGGAGATGGCAAGCCCCTCCAGTGCGGATTTCAGGATCGTGAGCTGCCCGGAGAGGTTGTCAAGCTGTGTGTCCGCCATCTGCTGTGCCGCACCGCTGCTGTTGGTGATGGACTCCTGCAACGAATCCCAGGTCTCGCCCGTATTGGCAAGCAGGGCATTCACGGAAGCAAGGTCGGTCTTATTGAAGATGGTAGAGATGATGTTATCCCGCTCTGCGGAGGTCATCCCGTCCATGCTCGTATTCAAATCTCCCAGGATGTCGTTCAGGCTCCGCAGGTTACCGCTGGAATCGTAAACGGATACCCCCAGCTCATCCATAAGAGAAGCCGCCGCATCGGTCGGACTTTGCAGGGAAAGAATGACGTTTCTTAAATGGGTACCGCCCTCCGCACCCTTGATGCCGTTGTTGGCAAGGATACCGAGGGCGGTATTCAGCTCCGCCGTGCCGCCCTTGATGGACTTGGCGGTCGCGCCGATTTTAAGTATTCCTTCGCCCAACTGTTCCACGGAGGTGTTGGTGGAGGACGCCGTCTTTGCCATCTGGTCGACCATCGTGTCTGCCTGGTCGGTACTCATGCCCAGGGCGGACATGGCGTCGGTTACCATGTCGGATGCTGTGGCAAGGTCAAAGCTGCCTGCCGCCGCCAGGTTTAAGACGGTCGGCAGGGTATCGCACATCTGCTGTGTGTCGTAGCCTGCCAGCGCAAGGTAATTCAATGCCTCGGCACACTCCGTAGCGGAGAACGCCGTGGTCGCCCCCATCTCTTTTGCAAGGGCAGACAGGGTATCCATCGTGTTGACGCTCTGGCCGTCCACCTCCGACATGGAATCCGCCGTGATGCCCATGGTGGCCTGCACCTGGGACATGGAGGACTCAAAGTCCGCAGCCGTTTTCACAGCCGCCGTTCCGGCAGCCACAAGAGGCACCGTCACGGAGGTAGTCAGCTTCGTACCAACGCCTGAAATCTTATCGCCCACAGACTGCAGCTTGGTGCCGACCTCCTCGATCTTTGCAAGGGTGGTATTAGTGGTTGCCGCCTGTGTTTCTAAGGACTTCAGCTTCTCCTCGGTTTCCACGATCTCACGCTGGAGCGCATCATACTGCTCCTGGGAGATCTCCCCATTGGCAAGCTGCTCATTGGCGGACTCCGCCGCAGTTTTTAAGGTGTCCAGCTTTTCCTTTGTTTCCTTGATGGCGTCCGTCAGGAGCCTCTGCTTCTGTGCCAGCAGCTCCGTATTGGACGGGTCCAGTTTCAGGAGTTTTTCCACGTCCTTTAACTGGGACTGTGTATTTTTGATTTCTGTGTTTACTTCTTTCAGGGCGGACTGCAGGCCGGTGGTCGAGCCGTCGATCTCTACAGTAATACCCTTTAGCGACCTTGCGGCCATGTACAGCCACCTCCCTTACGGCAAAAGAAAAGCACCTCAAAACGAATCAAAATCCGCCTGGGATGCTACGGTTGCATATTTGTAATCATCATTGTTCAGCTCGGCATACATATCGTTGACCATGCCGATGGTCAGAAGGTCGAGGTCACGGATACTGACGCCGATCTGGACGCAGCGCAGTAAAAAGAGCGGGGTCGTCATTTCCCGCTCACTGCGGCTAAGTTTTTTTTACTGTCCACCTGCTGCTGTACATTCAGCCCCCACAGGCCGATGATCTCCGGCAGAATCTGATAGATGGAGAAGGTGTTGAACTGCTCCAGCCATTCATCCGGCTCATGGGGCGTATTCTGCGGGTCTGCATGGTACGCCATGATAAAAGCGATGTTCTCGAACAGCTCCAGGCTGAACGTATCGAGGCTGGATTCGCCCTCATCGCTGTCATTCACGCACTTTTCCAGGGAGCGCAGGTCCTTGTAAATATCCCGTCCGAATTTCAGACGGTACAGGCGGGGAACCGCCGCACTTGCACGGAAGGTCACATCGATGCCGTCCACGTTAATCGTCTTTGTTACTGCCATAGGTCATTTCCTCCTCTCCATTAACCAATGTCCGTTGTCCCGGCTGTGTCAGGAGCCGGAGCAAAAGCGGCAGGCGTATAGACTGCCGTGAACCAGTTGTTGTACACCTCTGTGGCAACATCCGCCGTGGTCTTTACCTTCACATAGCCGTTGGCAAGGGCGGAAGCCGTGATGTCAAGCTCATCGGACGCAGGCTCCGCGCTGTCCTCCTTCGTTTCGCTCTCGATGGAAGGACGGTTCGCCACGCAGTTATACAGGCAGTGGCGGGTCTTATGCTTATCGCCGTCAAACTCAAAGAGCAGGGCAAAATGCTCGATCTCCGTACCGTCCACCTCTGCCAGCACGCCGTTGTCGTCCAGCTCTTCGTGCAGGATGTCCGTCAGGAAACTCTCCGGCAGAAGGGCGATTTCAAGCGTCCCCTCATAGGACGCGGCGCCGGAAAGCACCACATACACCATGTCGTCCGCATACCACGGCTCGATCTCCGCATTGTTGTCCAGCGACAGGCTGACCGCGCCGGGAATACGGACGGGTGTGCCGTAGGTCACGTTGTTATCATCGTCAAAGGCGGCCTTTGCGTAGTACACGTTTTTCAGGCCGTACTTGACTTTGTTCTTTTTATTCGCCATATTCAAAACCTCCATAATCAAAATGAAAGATGCCGTATAAGATCATAAACTGACCTCATACAGCACCTCGTACAGCTTCTCACTCTCAATCCATACCTCGGACTTGGAGTAAAAAAGCCCATGCGCCGTCAGGATTTCCTCCACGGCTGCTTCTGTTTCCGGGTCTTTGTAATCCGTGTAGACCTCGATGTGCAGGATGGGACTCTGGTGGTAGACCACGTCATCCGCCCCAAAGGTATCCGTCCTCGGATAGAGGAAACAGATAAAGGGCGGGTCGGGGGATTCCCCCTCGGCAAAGTGGTCATAGGCATTCGGCAGCCCCGTTTCCGCTACCATCGCCACAACTTCTTCATGGGTCATTCCTTTAACGCCTCCTCGATCAGATTTTCCAGATAATTTTCCCCGGCTTCCTCCGCAGGAGCGATATGGGGATACGCCTTTGTGCGCCCGCCGTTCCGCAGGGCATGGCCGTTCTCCAGAAGGTGCGCCAACTGGTACTTGTTCTTGGAGTAGACCGTGTACTGCACCGAGGTGGAATTCTCCTCCGTTTTCTTACTCGTCCAGCTTTTCGCATAGGCGCCCGTCTGCCTCGGAGCATTTGCGGAGATTTCCTCCTTCACGAACTTTGCCGATTTCTGTACGGCGGACTTCATTTCATCTGTTGCCATGTCGGAATACTCCTCCAAAAGCTCATTGATGGCGTCCGCCATATCGTCAACACTAACTGTCCTGCTCACTGCCGCACCTCCCTTACCGCCTGGAATTTCAGTTCTTCCCGCTGATAGTTCATCATGTCCACGAAGCGGATGTTATAGATTTCCCCGTGGAACAGGATGCGGTAACCTGTTGACGAAACACACGCAAGCTCGGAGCAGTAACGGCAGCAGAAGGTCACGCTGCGCTCTTCCGTGGTCACCTCGCCCGTACTCTCTGCGGTCTGCAACGTGGACGCATAGGTAAAGCAGGAGAAATAATCCTCCCACACATTTTTGTGGTTGCCCACCGCATCCACCTCCACGCTGTTCTTCTGGAAGGTGATCCGCTCATTCATTCTTGCGATATTCATATCAGAACACCCCTTCCCGGACCGCAAACAGCACGGAGCGGAGGGTTATGGTCAAAGCATGGTGGTCTGCCTCCTCCCGGTGTTCATACAGATAGCCGAGGGCATATAAAACAGCCACCCGCATGACCGCCCTGACCTGTGCCAATTCTTCCTCCGTATAAAGGTCTGTGTCTGTCGGGAGGAGGTTTCCCTCCCCATCCACCGTCATGGCGTCAATGGCTTTCCATTGCTCCCTGGACAGCCTCGCCACATCCACGCAAAGCTGCGTAGCAGAAGATAAGAGGATGCCGATTAAAGCATCCTCATCCGAAGAATCCACACGCAGATAGCTCTTTGCTTCCTCAAGTGTTATGAGCGCCATACCCGGCATCCTCCTTTCCTTAATTGCTTGCCGCCGGTTTCATCTGAAGGAGCTGGATGCCTTCCGGCAGGATGACCTTGCCGTCCACACGCTCCGTAGCCACATAGCCGATCTGCCCGTTGGTGGCATACAGTTCATTCAGCCTCTGTACCGTCCGGCCTGCACGGTCGCCAATCCAGTAATTCTGGAAATCGCCAAAGGCGATGACATAAGCGCCCTCTGCTACGGTCGGTACATAAGGGCTGGTATAAATGTCATAGCCAAGCAGCTTGTCAGGCTGTCCGGCCTGTACGGAAGGCTGCCACAGGTAAGCACCGTTGTTGTCCTTCAGCTTACGGAGCAGGGACACCGTTGCATCGTTCATCAGGAACTTCGCATTCCGGCGGTAAGGGGATTTCAGCGCATAGACAAGGGAAATGACCTCGTCCACGG